CCCTTGCGAGGCAGACCAGCCGCGCCGCCAGCCGCGCCCACCAGGGACGCCAACTCCTCGCACGCGGCACGCATCTCCTCGACCGTGCCGTCCTTGACGAACTCGAACGCCTTCGCAGGCAAGGCTGGGAACTCATCACGCACCTGCTGCCGCACACGCACACGATCAAGCTCCGCCTCAACCTGACGAGTCTTTTCATCAGCCGCCGACAATGCGGCCTCAAACTCCTCAACCGACTTGAGGCCCTTCACCGACTCCTGAACCTCACGCAACTGAGTCCTGTAACGCGCCGCCTCATCGCGCGCCCCCTTCAACTCTCGTTGCGCCCACTCAGGAAGATCATCAACCTTGCGAGCGCCACCATCCTGGCCCTCACCCTTGTTGCCTTCCACCGGCACCTGCTCCTCCGACTCAACCTGCGCATCATCGCCGCGCGCTCCCGGCGCGCCACCCCCAGCCGCCTCAGCCTCGTCAGCCACATTCTTCTCGTCCGCCATCACACACTCCCAAAAACAAAGCCCGCGCACGCCACCAGGACGAACGCGGGAACCACTTGAAGCCGCCAGGGCTTCCACCAACACCTACCGCTTGAACTTGCGGTAGTAGTAACTCCGCCAGCCGGACTTGCCCTTCAAGCCCTTGCCACCGAAATCGTTGTACCAAAGATTCTGCATCTCCCGATTCACCGCGAAACGAGAACCCTCAATGCTTGACCCCGCAAAAAGGGGCAACGCGTAACAATGACAATTCGGGTGATAGCCGTGCGTCCCATTAGCGTGCGTCACGTCATGCCGTAACGCCTCATGCTTCCCCGAATACACCGCGCCGCGAGACAGCAACATCGCACAAAACGCGCACGGCGTACCCGTCCCGGACACCCTGATCCACGCCTGCCGAGCCGGGTCACGATCACCCATGTCACGCACCACCGACCGGACGCCACCAGCCGCCGCCTGCTGCCCCACGCCAGCCACCACACCAGACGACACCTCGCCAGCCGCAAGCCTGGCCCGCAACAAATCCTGCGCCGCCTTCACATCCACATCACGCAACGCAGACAAGTTCGACGTCGGCTGCTTATCCACCTGCACTCGCACGCCTTCCAGCGACGTCGCAGCCAACGCCTTCACGCCCGCCGCCTCGTTAAACTCCCTGACCAGCTCGCCCAGCGTCACCTCGCCGCCCTGCGCGTGACCACGAATAGGGGAGGGGACCGTACGCCCCGTCTGCAACGCCCTCAACAAACGGTAGAACGCCACCCCCAGCACCGCGCCACGATCCCACGGCTCCACAAGCACCTCACCAAACCGGGCCGCAACATCACCGCCCTTGTCCACCTGCTCCCACCAGCGGGACACGTCCTGAACCGTCACCAAACTCAACCGGCCAAGCGACGCCTCAAACGCCTTCAACAAGACCTCTACACGCGCGTTTGCGGGCACTACGCGTCACCGCCGTCCAAGGACACAGGTTCACCCTCAACGGGCGTCACAGGCTCATCCAGAGCATCCTGTGTGCCCATCGCGCTAAACCCCCGGACAGCCGCACCAAAATCAGAACCCAACCGCTCCGACGTCGCCAACTCATCCCAACGATCCAACTGAACCGGCGACACGCCAGGCACCATCTCCCACAAACCGCGAGACGGCACCCCGATTTCTCGCAACTTAGACAGGGCATCCGCCGTCTGAGACAAAGCGGCTGACTCGAGGTCCCTCCAAAGCACCTCGTTATGCTCCCACTC